ATGTCATTAACTGGAAATTTATTATTTGATGCACAAATAAATAACGAGAGACGAAGTAATCGTATCTTTAAGGATTTAAGTTTAAACTTTAATCAGAATCCAGTTACTAAAGATATTACTAAAGTCACAGATGTAGAGGCAATTAAAAGAAGTGTTAGAAATCTTATATCAATCAATCATTATGAAAAACCTTTTCATCCAGAGATAGGTTCTAATATTAGACAATCTTTATTTGAACCTTTAAATACATTAACTGCTGGAGTATTAACTCATAATATTACAAATGTTTTAGAAACACACGAACCAAGAATTTTATTACATAGAGTTGATTGCACACCAGACATAGACAGAAATGCTTATAATGTTAGATTAGATTTTTTTATTATTAACGCAACAACCGAACTAATATCATTTGAGTTTATACTAGAGAGAATAAGATAATGTCAAATAAAGAAAGATTAAGAATTACAGAATTAGACTTTGATGGTATCAAAAGTAATTTAAAAACATTCCTAAAAAATCAAACAGAATTTACAGACTACGACTTTGAAGGTTCTGGTATGAATGTCTTATTAGATGTTCTTGCATACAACACGCACTATCAAGCTATGAACGCAAACCTTATGGGTAATGAAATGTTTCTTGATACTGCACAACTTCGTTCTTCAGTTGTATCACACGCAAAATTATTAGGATATAAAGTAAGAAGTTCAAGAGCACCTAAAGCAATAATTAATGTTGAGGTTAGTGCAACTACTGGTATAACAACTGCAACAATACCAAAAGGTTTTTCTTTTCAATCATCCATTGATAATGTTCCTTACTTTTTTATTACAAATGAGGCAGTAACAAAATCCAGAGAAAACAATGTATTAAGATTTGAGGGATTAGAAGTATTTGAGGGAACATTGATTACAACAAGATATACTGTTGATGCAGATAATATTGACCAAAGGTTTATTATACCAGATACTAAAGCAGATATGTCAACTCTCAAAGTAACCGTACAAAATTCTTCAACCGACTCAACCACTCAAACATATACAGAATCTGCTGACATAGTTCAGGCGACTGCTACTTCTAACATATTCTTTGTTCAAGAGGTTGAAGACGGACAACACGAAATATTATTTGGTGATGGTGTAATAGGTAAAAAACTATCTGATGGTAATATCGTTGTTTTAGAATATATTGTAACTAATGAAACTTTAGCTAATGGTGCAAGCAGTCTTACTGGTTCTTCTCAGATTGCTGGTTCTACTGCATATACTGTTACGACAACATCTGCAGCCACTGGTGGTGCAACAAGAGAAACTATTGATAGTATTAAATTTAATGCACCTTTAGATTACTCTGCACAAAATAGAGCAGTTACAGTAAATGATTACAAAGTATTTGTTAAACAAGTGTTTCCAGATACTGCAGCTGTTTCAGTTTGGGGTGGTGAGGATAATGACCCACCAAAATATGGAGTGGTTTATATTTCTTTAAAAACCAATGATGGGAATACATTAACAAATTCTCAAAAGTCTACAATACAAAATTCTTTAAAACCTTACAATGTTGCATCTATTAGAACAGAAATTGTTGACCCAGAAACTATCCAGATTAGATTGACTACCAGTTTTAAATATAATTCTACAATCACCACAAAAACAGTTAATGATTTAATAGCATTAGTGACAACAACTTTTACAACTTATAGTACAAATACTTTAGAACAATTTAATTCACAATTTAGATTTTCAGATTTGATTGGACAAATAGATGACACTGATAATTCAATTACCTCAAATGTTACTACTGTTCAAATGTCTAAAAAAATAACACCGACTCTTAATACTAACTCATCATACGAGGTGAACTTTGGTAACGCATTATATAATCCACATAGTGGCCACGAAGCTGTTGTATCATCAACTGGTTTTAAAATAAGTGGTAATGATAATGAACTTTTTATTGATGATAAAGACGGTGCATTAAGAACTTATTATTTTGTTGGTACAACGAAGACTGTTGTAAATGCAAACTTTGGTACTGTTGATTATATTGCTGGTAAAATATCTATACCGAGTGCAAACATAACAAGTATATCTAATGTTGATGGTGCTACATCTACTCAAATTAGAATAGTTGCAGTTCCATCATCTCCAGATATAATACCTTTAAGAAATAATATATTAGAAATAGATTTGCCTAATTCAACTGTTGAAGGAAAGGTAGATACTGCAACCTCAAGTTCTGGTTCATCTGTTGCGACAACATCTGCTGCTGTTACAACTGCTGATACTTCTTCATCTTATATTTCTACTGGAACTAGTTCTTCAAGTGGTTACTAATGTCTTCTACATTTGATAAAAAAATCTCACCCTTATTGCAAGAATTCGTCCCAGAGTTCTTAAAATCTGACCATCCTAAATTTGTAAAATTTTTAAAAGATTATTATAGGTATCTTGAGTGTGGACAACTTACAATATCTGGTGAAGTAAATTATGTATTACAAGAAACAACATCTACTAATTATATTCTAAATGAAAAAGGTGATGAGAATGTTGTACTAGAAGATTCTGTTGCAAAGTTTACAGTTGGTGAAACAATTAAAGGTTTAACATCTAATGCGACTGCAACAGTTTTGATTGATGACTTTGATGACAATCAAGTTTTATATATTACTTCACAAAATAAATTTGAAACCAATGAAGAGATTCAAGGTTTAACATCTAATGCACGAGCTACAGTCACACAATTTCGTGCAAACCCAATACAAAATATTCAACAACTTTTAGATTATGCAGATGTAGATAATACAATATATGATTTTCTAACTAAATTTAGAGATTCATTTTTAGAAGGTATTAGTGAAACTGTTGCAAGTGGTGTATCAAAAAGACAACTAATAAAAACAATCAAAGATTTATATACTTCTAAAGGTACTATTGACGGTCACAAATATTTCTTTAGATTACTATTTGATGAAGAAGCAGAAATAGTATTTCCTAGAGATAATATGTTAAGAGTTTCAGATGGTTTCTGGGACACAGAAATTGTTATGAAAGTTATAGAAACTGGTACATCAAACTTTAGTAATCTTTCAAACAAAGTAATAACTGGTAGAACATCTGGTGCAACTGCAAGGGTTACAACAGTCACTAAATTTACAGAGGGTGGTAATGCATTTGCACAATTAAGAATTGCAGATAATTCTATTACTGGAACATTTCAAATAGGTGAAACTGTTTTTGGAACAGACCCTAATAATGATTTTGATATTTTTGCAGTCGTGCAAGAAATTGTTTCTGGTGTTGATATTAGTAGGTCTGGTCAGTATTATGAAATCAATGACCCAGTAACTGTTATAGGTGGTGATGGTTTTGCAGAAATGGTTGTTGCAGATGTATCAAAAGGTAAAATAGATGAAATTATAATTGATGATACTGGTACTGGTTATACAAATGGAGCTCAACTTCAATTTGATAATAGTGATACAGACGGAACTGGTGCAGAAGCAAATGTTGATATCGTTGGTGGTTCAATACAATTAGAAAATGCAACATCTGGTGATAACATTATTACTGATGAAAGAGAAAGTATTATTGTTGATGATGTCGGTGATATAGAACAAGAAGATGCAACCTTTGAAAATGTAAATATAGTTTTAAATAGAACTGCAACTCCTCACGCAGATGCTGGTGATAATATAATTATTGAAACACCAGCTGACCCAGATAACTTTATTAAACATCACATACAGATAGAAAACGATTCTGACGGTGTCACTAATATAATTTTTGATAGAACAGATGCAACTGGGGCAGATGCAAATTCAAAAATACTTACAGAAGATTCTGTTGTTACAAGTGTGATAGAATCTGGTGTATTAGTCGGTGAAGAAACAAATTCATCTGAAAGATTTAGACAATCATTACCAGTAGATAACGATAACGATTTTATATTAGAAGATGAATTAGGAAACTTTAGATTACTTAGAGAAGAATCTGAACCAGAGTTCTTGATATTAGAACAAGATGCAACTGTTGACCATATAGTTCTTGATGGTACTAATGCAGATAGTGATGATGAAAACGATAACATAGTTCAAGAGGGTGATGGGTCTTCTAGAATCACTATGGAATTGTCAGATAGTGATGATGTATTATTATTTGAAGATGAGCGATTTACTCAATTAGAAACTGCAACATTACCAACCCAAGAACAAGGTGAGATAAGAAGAATAAGAATTACGAATGAAGGTAATGGTTATACAAAACTACCAACCATATCTGTGTCTGGTGGTACTGGTGCAAAACTTATTGCAAAATCCACATCTGGTGTTGGTGGTGTAACAGAAGTTGGTATTAGAAATTTTGGTTCTGGTTACAAAAATGATTCTGTTTATCACATACTAGAAGATGCGACTGTTACTGGTGAAGCAATACCTGGCCAAAAAATATTATTAGAAAATGAGGGTGAAGGTGATGCAATCTTAAATGAAGAAACAGTTAGAGATAGTGTAAGATTTAATAAAACTGTATTAGTAAAAGATATTGTTGGAACATTTGTTGCGACAGAGGGATTAACATCATCTCAAGGTACGGTTGTATCTTTTGATAGTGGAAAACAAACTGTAAAAATAAACTCATTACATACACCAGAAGAGGGTGATTTAATTACAACTGGTACTGCAAGTGCAATAGTGGTTCAATGTTTGACTGCTGATGGTGAACTAACAACTGGTGCAACTGGTAGAACAACTGGTAACTTCATAGGTTCAAAAGGATTTGTATCTGAAGATACTATGAAAATCCAAGATTCATATTACTATCAAGATTTTTCATATGTTGTAAAAATAGGTGAATCAATTAATGAGTGGCGTGATAGTATTAGAACTGCAACACACCCTGCTGGGTTTGCAGTATTCGGACAAGTTACTATTGCATCATTAGTCAATGCACAACTTACAATACCTACTGGTTCTGAAATTTCTGGATATGTAGGTGATACTGAAACATTTACTCCAGAACTTGCATCTACACTTACAACTCTATTCACAACTGTATTTGGTCGTAGATTAGGAACAACAACAGATGGAACAACTTTAAATCCAAATCCAGCTATTGGTTATCAAGAAAATACAAGTGGTGGTGGAACATTATTACCATCTGGTAAAAGAGAACTTACATTATCAAGTTCTGTTTCATTAACTATGGGTGGTGCAACATCATCATCATTTGCACCTTTCTTAGTTAACCTTGCAAAATATGGATTTATGCAAGAGGGATTTTTAAGTGATGATGAAAATGTAGATACATACTACACTATTGACCAATTCAAAGATGTTAAAATAAATGAAGTATCTGTTACTGGTGGATTTAGTGATACTGATGAAGAGAACTTTGATTCTACAACAAGGTTCTTTGATGAAAGTAGAAACTTTATACCAACATCTGCATTTACTACAAGAATTAATGTACCACCAAGAGGTGAGTTAAGAATTACTAAAACTGGAATGTTCCAAACATTTGATATGGACTTTAGAACATTTGATGATATTAGACAAACATTTGATGAAGACAATGCTGGTGGTAAGACAATAGATACATTGGGTCAAGACTTCTTAGACTTCTCTGAGACACATAAAACATTTGACTCAAATAGTGTCAAGTTTGATGTAGGTTTTGCTGGATTAACTAATCCACTAGACTTCTCACAAACACTATACAAATTTGATGATACACTAGGTGGTGATTATGCAAGATTTGATGCAGACTTTAGTGTTTCACAAACTGCAAATATAACAACTACATTTGATGCAAGTGCATTTAGATTTGATGCAACTTTATCAGATATGGGATTAACTTTTGATAATACTGCAACTTAATCATTATAAATAAAAGTAGATAATAGGAGATATAGGAATGGCATATCAATCTATCGGACTTGGAAGTTCAGCAAATGATGGGACAGGCGATACCCTCAGAGCTGGAGGTGACAAGGTTAACGATAACTTTGTAGAACTGTACACATTATTAGGTACTGGTTCTGCTTTAACTTCTGGGATGAGTGCAACTGCAACCGTAGTTACATTAACAGCCCCAGTAATCGCCACAAGTTTAGACTTAAATGGTTCTGAACTAATATTAGATGTTGATGCAGATACTTCAATCACTGCTGATTCAGACGATACAATAGATTTTAAAATAGGTGGTTCTGATATATTTCAGATGACTCCAACCAAACTTGACCTTAATGGTAAAGAATTAGTTTTAGATGCAGATGCTGATACATCTATCACTGCTGACACAGACGATACTATTCACTTTAGAATAAATGGTGATGATGATATCATTTTTACAACTGGTATTATTGATGTAAAGAATAGTGGTGCAAAATCACAAGTAAGATTATATTGTGAGAGTTCAAATGCACACTATGTTGCAATAGAATCTCCAGCTCACGCTGTGTATTCTGGTAATGTTACAGTCACACTACCAAACAAAACATCAACACTTCAAGGTTCTGCAAGTGAAACAATTACTGGTGCTGGTGGTTCTAACGCACTAGATGATGATATTGAAGTATCACTTTTAGATACTTCTAGTGGTACTGCATCACTTACTCTTTCTGCTGGTCGTTTTGTTGGACAAAGAAAAATAATCATTATGACTGTTGCTGGTAACAACGCAACAATGACACAATCAAATGGTAACTTAAACTCTACCAATGTTTCAACAAGTATTGTATTTAATGCTGTTGGTGAAAGTGTTGTTTTAGTTTACAATGGTTCAAACTGGAATGTAGTTTCTAGTAACGGTGCAACCATATCATAGGATAAGTTATGGCTGTCTTTCAACTTCCTACTGATGGTATCGCAGACGGTGCCATCACAACTGCAAAGATTAATGCGTCAGTTAGTCTCGGTGCATCTGTAAATGTCATACTTGACGGAACAGATGGTGGGGGTTCAAATGCTGGTGATAATTTAATTCTTGATGGTACAGATGGTGCTGGTGCTAATGCTGGTGATAAAGTTCAACACGATGATGTCCTAGATGCAAATGCCATTCCTCAATCTTTTGGACAATCAGCACAGTTCAGAGCAAATACTAAATTTTTAAATGAAACACTTACGATTCCTCAAGGAGTCAATGCAATGGCAGTAGGGCCTCTCACGGTTACTTCTGGTAATACATTGACAATAGAGGGAGATGT